GGACTCATATTTTCAACTTCGTCTCCAAAGTTTCTAAAGGTGTCACTCATTTGCATCAGCCTACGAGTAGAGTCATTTGTAGGGATGCCGTCATCAAAGTCTACTAAAGCATCAGCTAGTCCTTTGGATATACCACTTACTGTACCTATGTTTGCGCTAAAACGTTCAAACTCTTCTGCTGACATTCTAGAACGAGCAGCACCAATTCTTACATCGTCACGCTGTGCTTCCATTGCTTCTAGTATTTGTTCTCTCTGTTGACCTGTTGCTGTAGAAAGCTTTTGCAATTGCTCACCAAACTCTGCTGCGCTCTGTGCAGTTACTCTGTTGCGAATTCTATCACCTGTAAACTGTCGTGTCTGTAATTCTTGATAGCTTATTAATAAATCATTTAGTTCACCTGATGTAAAACCTATATTCATAAGTTCTCTACCAGGACCGTCTCTAAGTTCTTTAGCCATTTTACTGAATACTAATGACCCTGATGCAACGTCACCGCCGAAGGTTTTCATTATCATTGCATTATCTTGTATTAGCTGACTGAATTCATTTAATGGCATACCTGCTTCTGCAGCAGCCTGCTGTAAACCTACTAGACCTGTTCCAAATGTTGCACCTACTTTGCTTAGGTCACGGAATTGATCAACATTATTGTCAATCATACCAGCAAGCGGTCCTAGGAACTGGCCAAATAATGGAATAGATCCTGCAAAATCACTTAACCTATTGCCGCCAAATGCTAACTCCATGCCAAAGTTAACAATAGATCCTACAATATCGCCTATCGCACCTAGAGATGCGTCTGCAATAGTTTTAGCAAACTGTGCAGTTGCACCGGTTGCTTCTTTGGTTACTTTGGTATTTTCAAGTTCTGCTTTGGTATTTTTGTTTGTAATCGTAATACCATCTTCTGTAGCTTTGTTGGCAATTTTTTTAAGTTTTGCTTCTTGAGAAGCAGGATCCATACCGGACTTTGCAGCTATTTTTTGCAGTGCCGCTGCGAGACTTGCAAGTGTTGCTTCACTAGCAACACCATCATTGCCGCCTACATTGCTTATTTCGACTTGATCGGCCAATTTTAATATTCCAAGTTAACTACGTATATAAATAGATTAGATACATATTTTTATAATGTATTTATACGGAGAAAACCATGGCCGATTTTAATCCATCGCAATATGAACAGCAAAACCCACTAAAGAAATACTTTAGAACCCCGAAAGTATTTGTAACACTTCCTAGTCAAGGAAAGTATTATCCTCCAGGCGCACTAGAAATGCCTGAGAATGGCGAATTGCCTGTTTATGCAATGACAGCAAAAGATGAATTAGCTATCAAAACACCTGATGCTTTGCTTAACGGTCAGTCTACGGTTGATGTAATACAAAGCTGTGTTCCTGCAATAAAAAATGCTTGGGGATTACCAAGCGTAGATCTTGATGCACTATTGATTGCAATCAGAATTGCAACATATGGCGAAACACTTGATTTACATGCTACAGTACCTAACACTAATATAGAAAAAACATACAGTGTTGATCTACGTAAAATGCTCAACAGATTAGTAACATGTCAGTTTGAAGATGTTATTCAAATTGAAAACTTTGAAGTTACCCTAAGACCATTGAACTACAAAGAATACACAGAAGCTGCTTTAAAAACATTTGAAGAACAAAGAATTTTTGCTCTAGTAAATGACGACGACATGGGGGAAGCAGAAAAACTATCTAAATTTGGAGATAGTTTTAGAAAACTTACTGAGCTTACAGTTTTTACTATAACAAAAAGTATTGTAAAAATTAAAATAGAAGACGAAGAAGTAACAAATCCTTTGCACATTGAAGAATTTATTGCAAACGTTGACAAAAGTTTTTACACAAGTCTTTCAAAACATCTTGACAAACAAAAAGAAATGTTTTCAACACAGCCTTTAGAAATTTCTAGCACTGACGAGGAGGTAGAAGCTGGCGCACCAAGTAAATGGACATTGCCTGTTGTGTTTGATCAGTCAAATTTTTTCGCATAAGGATCTTGCCTCTTAGTGTAGACAAGATCCTAGAAGAATCAAAAAAGCTAGAAAGTTACCAAAAAGAATTAAAAGCTGAACTTTTTAAAATATGCTGGTACATGCGTGGCAGCATCACACTCGATGAAGCTTACAATCTTTGCAATGAAGATAAAAGTTTAATTGGTGATATTATCAAAGAAAATTTAGAAACAACAAAGAAAAGCGGAATGCCTTTCTTTTAACGTGCCTTTATACTTTTTAGTATTTGATCAGCTAGTCTACGTTTTTCTTTTGCATTTAAACTAAGAGCTGCTTTTTTTGTTTGAGCATATGCACTTGACACTTTAACAGGAGCAGCTTTAGGAGTATCTTTTTGAGGCTCTGCACTAGGTTGTGGAGTAGCAACACTTTGACCTGCCATTTTCTTTTGAACTTTTGCTGTAAATATCTTTTCAATACGTTTTGGATTCATAGGATCACTTGTTCCTATGTCACTAGTATCTACATTTTTTCCTTTTAAGAATTGAACAACATCGTCAGTTGTTGCTGTTTTTAATCTTTTTCCTTGAGTTCCAAGAAACGCAGCAAGTTCTTTTGTAAGACGTGTAACATTATCATTTAAATCAGCAGCACCAGCTTTTTCAGCACGACGAATTTCTCTTCCTTTTTTAGTTAAAGGAATAAATTCATTTAATGTTGATTCATCTAAGTCACTAATTCTCATAACATATTATCTCCTACAATATATTTATATGTTTCGTTGCACGAAACAAGTTTTCGCTTGCGCTCAAACTAATACACTTCGTTTGTTGATATAAGTTATTATGAAGAAACACATTATTACGAAGTAATAATGTTTAAGTTTCATGTAGATTGTTTCAGTCAGACGGAACCTGTTACGGTTCCATCTAATCTCAAAGTTTGCGCTTCATGTGAGTTCGCCACAGCCGAGACTTGGAAGTAGGTGTTTTCTGCTGTACAATGGGCTCTGACCTTTCCCAACCTACGTCGACATCGCATTTGCTATTTGCAAATAGCAAACACTACCCGTTGCTTCGTTCCTAGTGCATACGGTTTTTATGTACAATGTGCAGTGTTTCGACAGCCAACAATCAGTCTACGTCAATCAAACGCTCTACTACCGAACGCCGCTCAACGTGTTACGTGTGCTCCTATACGGATGCTTTTTCCACAGCGGTAATACTAAACTGGCCCGCTAACCTTATGTGTTGGATTGTTTTGCCTTGATGCTATGTTCTAGCAATGCCTGTCGCAATTTATCGGAACCGCCAACTCTAACATTAATAATTCCATTGTAATACTCGTCGCTCTCTAATACACGGCGGTCAAATTGCTCTCTTGCCTCTATGTAGGACATTTCGCCCCTGCCTTTGCATAGGTATAGAATTTCTCTTGTGAAGTTTTCTGGGCCTAGTGCTTCAACATCAGCGTTGAGTCTATCAGATGATCCCCAATAGTCACGCCAGTCTGATTCTTTGTAGCCTCTGCGTTTGTTCTTTTTGCCTTTTAAAGGTGGCTTTGTAGTTTTAAACTTTGCTAGTTTCTTGCCTATATACTTTTGCCCAGTCTTTAGATTGGTTATGAGATAAACAAAGCCTTCGTATTCATCTGGTATAGTATCAATTTGTTTGCCTTCATAAGTCCAATGCATGAACTTATATATTGTTAAAGTCTGTGCAAAGTCTGCCTTCTGGTTTAGGTGAGATAGTTTCTACTAAAATATCAAATGCTAGACTTACACGGTCGTTATCTTCTTTGTGGGTCGTAGAACTGTGATAAAGATAGCTAGGAAATAAGGTTATGCCGCCTTCTATATTAGGCACTGCATATTGAACATTATGATCAAACGGATTATGATATATTGTTTGTGTATCATAATTATCTAAATGCATGTTTCCGCTAAGATACGCATAATGTGTAGCACCGTGATTGTGTTTTTCTATTTTTTGTCCAGTGTGAGCAATGTTAGCCCATGAATTTACAAAACATTTTTCTGTTTTTATTTTAAGTTCTTTGCAAAATTTTCTATATTCGCTTTCTAAGAATTTTTTTAGATCTAAAAATGCGTCTATATTACTAGTTTCATAAAAAAGATCAAAGTATCTAAAAGTAGCTGTTAAACTTTTGTCACCTAATCCTGTACCACCGTCATTTTTATTTTCGTTTTTGTATTTTTCTATGATAATAGGACCATTAGTTGTGATCCAATCTCTTATAATCTTTAGATTTTCTAAATTGGTATATTGTGTTGTCCAGAGGTGTATATTCCATTCTGGAGTAAAGGGTGTTTCGGGACGCATACTTCTAAAATTTGTAATCAATTTTTTGTTTTCCTTGTAGTTTGGTGCTTTACGTGTATCTCGTCCATTCTAAGTTTGGCAAGTTCTCTAATTTCTCTAAGACACTTTCTAACATATCTGTGTGTTCGCACAGAATTGCGCTGTTCAAATATTTCGTTTGCTTTAAAATATTCTAAATATGCTTTTGCAAGTTTATCTTGTGTATCGTCGTCTATCATTCTACTATGTCAATGTCATTAGCATAACTTGTAAATCCATTTTCCTTTATTACTTTGAGAACGTGATTTACTCTACCTACTAATTCGTCTTTGTGCGAAATTAAGAAAATGTTTTTATCACGTTCTCTTGTCATTTTCTTTAGTATAGCTAGTGAATTTTCAACACCAGCAGTATCCATACCTGAGTCAATAAGCTCATCAATAAACAATAAGTTTATGTGCTGATACAAACTTTCCCAAACATCGCGGAATGCAAAACTTAAACCAAGTATTAGTCTATTTCGTTCGCCTCGCGATAAGTTATCAAAGTCTAAATCTTGTCCTAGCTGTGTGATTTCAACAGTAAGGTCGTTTTGGAAAACTACTTGGTGTGGTAAACCTAGTTTATCAAGATAATATGTAAGACGATTATTGAGATATGCAAGATTTTGATCAATAATTTTCTTACGAATAAATGAATCTTTGTTTGTAAGTAATTTTAGCAAAAATTCTTGGTGTTCTTTGAACGATGTAAGTTTGTTTACAGAATCCCAGTTTATGTCTTGTAGTGCGGTTTCTTGTAAATCTACAATTTGTGTTTCGTATGGATCTTCTTCTTGTTCTTTTGACAGAAGAGACTGTTTTAGACTATCAACGTTTTGTCTATGATCGTAAGCTTCTTTAATTGTTTCATAAAATGTGTTTGGACGTCCATTAATGTTTCCAATTTCATCTAAACCGTTAAGCACATCTTGTAATTTGCCAGCAACTTCTGTCTGATATGCCATTGCATCGTTTAATTCTTTTGTTTTTCTTAACTCAATTTCTTGTTTTTTGTCTGCATGAAGTTCTTGTCCGCAAGTATAACAAGTTGCATCTTCTAAATCTCCGATTTCTTTTTCAGCTTTTTCTACAGACTTAGTTGCACGTAACAGTGCACTCTCTAATGTGCTTTTTTCTTTATTAAGAGCCGTAATTGCATTGTTCAGTTCTTGCCAGTTTTGCAATTTTTCGTGATTATCGAGTTCTTGTTCAATGTCAACACGTTCAAGTTCTTCGATATTTTTAGATAATTTTTCGGTATCTGTTTTCTTTTTTGCTAACCATGCCTTTTGATTTTTCTTAAGGCTTTCAATTGTTGTTTCTATTTTACTGTTAGCTGCTTGGATAGCTTCTATTTTAAGAGTTTCTTGTGTAATTGCATCTTTTGTAATACGAGTTTGTTCTTTTAGTGCTTCTGCTTTTTCAGTTAATAGGGTTATTCCTAGTAATTGTTCAATAATGGCACGTTGATCGTTTGCTCTCATACTTAAAAAAGGTTCCGAGTACGTATTAAGTGCAACAACATGTTTAAACATATCATGACTCATACCTAATAGATCATTAATAGAATCTTGAGTCTTTCTACTGTCACCTTGAGATTCGTCAACTAGTTCCTGTTCTTGATCATTTACATAAAATTTAAGAACATTTGGAGATCTTCCTCTTTCAATTCTATAATCTAATCCATTTTTCTCAAAATGTAGTGTAACTAACATTCCTTTTGAGTTTGTTTTGTTAATTAGATTGTTTCTTTTGATGTTTGTAAGTGCTTGTCCGTACAGTGCGTAAGAAAGAGCGTTAATAATAGTCGTTTTACCTGTTCCGTTACGACTTCCACTGTCGTCTCCGCCTTGATCTAAGTTTTCTCCTAGCACAAGTGTTAAACGTTCGTTATTAAAATCAACAGCTTGTGTTTGATTTCCTACGCTCATAAAGTTCTTAACTGTTAAATCTTTAATACGAATCATATTATTGTTCTAATCCATGATAAATGTCTAATAATAAGTTTTTGTCAAAACTTTCAGTGTCTAGTGCAACAATTTCACTTGCAACAATTTGATCTACACTTTCAAACTGTGCAATATCTAAGTCTGTTGTAATTTCTTCTAGTTGTTTTTGTGGTATAAGTGTGATTTCTCTGCATTTATACTGTTGTATAAATGTCTCTTTAAGAAAATTTGCTTCTTCATAGCTAACTGGTAAGTCAAGAGTCACCCTCAAGTACATATTTGGTTTGATCAGAGTGTCTTTCTCGTCAATCAATTGTGATAACTTGACTGTACGGTACTTTGGACAGTCTGGCCAGTTGATATACTCTGGTTCTGCATCGTTTTCACGGTCCAATATCATCATGCCACGTTCATCATCCCAAGCATCTGCATAGTTGTGCGGGAAAGCATTACCAATGTAGTGGATCTTACCCTGCTTCTGCCGCTTGTGGAAGTGTCCTGAGAACACATACTCTTGATTCTTAAAGTGTTCTGACTTTAATTCACCGTGATCTGGCATTTGTACCATAGCATTCATGTAGAAGCTGGGCAATTCAAAGTGTCCAAACATGTATTTGGCTTTAATTTTGGGAATTTTTTTCCATTCGTCGCCTACAAGCCAAGGAACAAGTGCTACATCTTCTGTTTCAACAATTTCATCAACAAAAGTTACACCTGGAATGTGTTTACCAAATATTGTAGAACTTACTTCACGTTTATCTTTGTAATACAAGTCGTGATTGCCTACAAACATGTAAAACTTATCAAATGCCTTGCCAAGTTTTTCTAAACTACGAATAGTTGCGTCCATTGTAGTTAGATTTAGACTATTTCTGTTATGATGCCAGTCTCCGCAGAAAATAGCAGTATCACAGTTGTTTTCTTTTGCAGTTTGAATAAACCAATCAACAAAATTTTCGCAATCTTCGTTATGAACACGACTATTGCCTTTAAGACCAAAATGGATGTCCGTAAACACCGCAGCTTTATTAAACAAATCTAATATTCTCCATAGCTTTGTTAAAGTATATATTATTTCTTAACGGTTGTCAACTACTTTTTTGAAAAAGATGTTGCAGAAGCTTCTTCGTTTCTCTTTACGGCAGCTTCCCATTCTCCTTCATGCAGTCTTGTGTAGCTAGGATTAAGATCATTCATTTCAAGGATGTCGTCTCTAATGTTTTGATTGCGTTTTTCAATGTTGATAACACGCACAAACGAGTTTGTAACTGCTGCTGTGTAATATGCAAATGGGTTTTGTGACTTGCTTTCGTCAAACTGTAAGCCAATCTGTGCAAGTTGCAGTATTGCTTGTCCACGCATTTCGTCATTGTAGGTGTAGCCACGTACATTCCCTCGTGTTGCATAGCGATCACATAGCTTCATCCACATTAGTGCTAAATTGTCTGTTGCTTTACCGTGGTCTTTTGAAAAATGACCATTTTCCATTCCGCCTACCCAATGGCTTTTGCCTACACAAACAAGTTCGTCGTTTTCATTAAATTTATAATGTTGAAATGGAGGAAAATTTAATTTTGTTTTGGTATCTGCTACTGTCTTAGGATTTTTCTTACGTCCTGGCTCGTCTGGTATGTGATCAAATGTCATAATGCGAAAGATTAATTCTTCCTTAGTAATTGTTTTATAATCTATTTCGCAATCTGCCTGTTTGACTTTTTCACCTGCACCTTTACGAAGTTCGTAATCTTCTGTGCTTAGTCTTTTTGCCTTGTTACGCTTTGCTTCAGCAATGGTTCTGATATTAATTTTCTCGATATCTGGAAGTATAATATCAAACTGATGATAATCTTTGTCTATAAAGCTATTATATGTATTTTTTGATTTATGTATTTCCTTTAGAATATCTTTGTTGTTGAGGTAATTTCTTTTTCTCATAACGACTCCTATGTACAGTACTTATTATAATATACTAGGATAATTTTGTCAACTAAATACTATAGGAGATACCTTATATGTCAATTTTTTCATCTTTTAACAATCTTGCAGGCGACATTGTCAAAGGCACGATTAATGTGGTAAACACAGTATCTACTGTGAACAGAGTCACACGTGACCTGAACACCGTTGCTACCTCCTTTTCTAATCTTGGTTCAGGAAGAGGCAACAATCTACAAAATGTTGCAAATGCACTAGGTGCTGTTGATTCCTTAATTAATAGAGGAGGTAGTTCTAGTGGAGTTGGCTCTGCTATTAGAATGGCATCTAATGCTTTACAAGGTTTAGGTTATGGAGCAGCACCACAGTTTGATAATTTTATACGTGCTATAATTAGAGATGATTACACAACAGTAGATGCTCTTGATTGGCGTGTAAAGATAACAGCTCCTGGAGATTTGTTAGACGGAGAAATTATGGCACCTATTGTTAGCACTGACAACAGTATGCTATTTCCGTTTACTCCTACTGTAATTTTAGGATCAAGTGCAAACTATAATGCAGTTCATCCTGTACACACTAATCACCCTTTTTATGCATATGAAAACAGCCAAACAGACAACATTACTATAACGGGCGAATTTTTTAGTGAGAATCAAGCAGATGCAAAATATTGGATAGCATGTTTGCATTTTTTAAGAACAATGACAAAAATGTATTATGGAGAAAGTGATTCTGTTGGTAACCCTCCTCCAGTTTGTAGATTGAATGGTTATGGCAAACATGTTTTCAACAATATACCTGTACTAATTACTAATTTCACAACAGATATGCCTGCTGATGTAGACTACATAGAATGTACAGTAGGTGGACAAACCACATATGTTCCTACACAGAGTATATTTACTGTGACAGTTATACCAAATTATGCAAGATCTGCTACAAGTCAGTTTAGCTTAGAAAAATTTGCACGTGGTGATTTTGTTAACAGAGATCAAGGATTTATCTAATGGCTTTAGATCTAAATATCAAAAAAATACGGAATAAAGGTCCGTACGGAAAAACTAAAATTAATGGTGCTGGCTATCTTGATATATTAAAGCCTAGACCTGTTCCCGTTGCAGGCGACGATTTATTATATGAAATAACTCCTGCTTATACATACAGACCTGATTTACTTGCACACGATTTATATGGAGCTCGTGAATTGTGGTGGATATTTGCGCAGAGGAATCCAGACATAATCAAAGATCCGTTGTTTGATTTTATTGCAGGAACAAAAATTTATGTTCCTCAAAGAAAGCATCTCAGATCAATTTTAGGAACATAAATGGCCGATACCTGGAAAGACACATCTGACTCTCTCACACAAGCTGTTGATTCAACTGTTGATTCTCTAACGGCTCCTATAAAAAATGCATCTTCTGGAGTGCAGCAAGCAGGACAAAATGCTAAAGAATTTTCAGATCCAGGCAGTGCGTTAACCCAAGGAGTCAATGATGTATTTTCAGGGCTGCGTAACGACAAGACAAGTGCTGCAATAGGAGCAGTAAGTAATTTTTTTGCTAATTCTTCTTTTAGTGCACAGCAGTTAGATAAGTTTCAGTCTGGGGGCTTTAATTATTTGCAAGAGCAAGGAGTGCTCAAACTAGATAGTTTATTAAGCACTTTTGCTTCTAATCCAACACTTTCTCCTGCCCAAGCATTAAGTGCAAGCTTAGATACTAATGCTTTGTTTGCTGGTTTAGGTTCTGATGAAATTGGAGCAATAACTAATGCCATTGAAAGAAAATTAGGAACATTTACTTCTCCTGGCGATTTTGTTTTAGATTTTGGATTTGACAAATTAAACAATATAATAGGCGGCTTTAGTAATATTGAAAATTTTGTTACAAATACAATTAATGTCATACCTAAAGATTTTGAATCTATTCTTGGAGCAGTAGGTGGCGAATTTGATGTTTTACGCGAACTTATTGAAGAGTTTGAAGATAGATCAGGTATTTCTCTAGATATAGATTTTTCTGGATCTGGCACAGGAAACTACATAGCAAATCCATTAAAAGAATATAACACATTCAATTATATAATCACATTAGGTGTTCTAACTATAAATGATGTAAACAATCCTCAAATCATTCGTGATGATAGTTTCAAAAAAATTATATGCAAATCTGCTGGCGGACAAATAGACAAAAGGCATCAAATACCTTTAGAACAAGACTTAGGAATACACGCAGAATACTTTATTGATAATTTAAGGACTAAAGCAGTAATTCAACCAAATACAAGAACAGGTATTTCTTTGGGTACTGATCTAAGTTTTGAAATACAAGAACCATATAGTATGGGCAATTTTTTACAAGCTCTTGTTGAAGGCGCTGCTGATCTAGGATATGAAAATTTTAATGATGCACCGTTTTGTATAAAGATTGACTTTATAGGATACGAAAGCAATAATGAGCAAGGAGGATCTTTAGTACAAACTCCTGCATTTATTCCTATACAAATACTTGATGTGGGATTTGAAGTTAGTGGGCAAGGAAGTGTTTACAATGTATCATGTGTTCCGCTAAGTGAAGTAGCACTAGGAGATACTGCGGCAACTACATTGTCTGACATAACTGCAACAGGTTCAACAGTTGCAGAAATACTTAACGGCCCAGATAAGTCGGTAGCGGCTGTTCTCAATCAAAGAATAGATACTTTAGAAGATGTAGATGCAATACCTCAAGGTGATAGATATGTAATTTGTTTCCCTAAAGATCCTGGTGCAATTCAGGCAATTGTTGAAGGTGAATTTGAGTCAGGAGATGCTACTACAGAAGATATAGATGCTGCTGAACAAACTAGAATAGAAAAAGGGCTTGCAGAAAGACCAGAAGAATCTGCTGTTAAGAAAGAAACCTTAGAAGAAGTTGTCGTAACTTCTGAAAACAGTATATTCCAAAATTTAGATTCTTTTTCTAGAAATAAAGATTTTATGAATCCTATTGGATTATCACTTTTACTAAATGACGATGCTGAAGGCGGCAATCAACCTGTACCTGATAGTGATATTTTGTATGACGAAAATGGAGATCAAATTGATGTAAACAATGCAGAGGCAGCTCCAGCACAAAAGACTAGGACAAAATCATTTCCAACAGGTCAGCGTATTGATGAAATAATTGAAAAAGTTTTAGTAGATAGCGAATATGCAGCTGAAAATGCAGAAGAACAATCTGAAAACGGTGTACGTAAAATGTACAGAATTAATACCCATGTGTATTTTGACACCAATGAAGAAACTGTAAAAAAATTAGGAAGATCGCCTAAAATTTTTGTTTATGTTGTTGTTCCGTTTTATGCTGACGAAGCAAGCTACACTGCACCTAATGCTGTTGCACCTAATCGCGGCGGAATCAAAAAAGCAGCAGTTAAAGAATACAACTATATCTATACAGGTAAAAATGATGATGTATTGCAGTTTGATATAAACTTTAATAACGCTTTTTTACAAGAAGCATATGCAAATTTTGGCATGAACCAAGGTGCAAGATCATCTGCAGGTAGCGACAGAAAATCATACCAAAATACAGGAGAGCAAGACGGTGCGTCTACAAGTAATGCACAAAGTGAAAGAAAAGCATTAGGAGGCGGACAAGTAGTAGAATCTAATAGAATGACTATTACTGGTGATAGTCGAACTACTGATATAAGAAAACGATTGGCAGAAACCTTTCACCATAGATTATTAAATTCAGATGTAGACTTAATTACAGCAAATATGACAATAATGGGAGATCCATATTACATTCCAACCCAAACCGGAAATTACGTTGGAGAAAGAGATCCTAATTCTCCGTCTATCACTCAAGACGGATACATGACTTATTTAGAAAATCAAGTTTATGTAAATGTAAATTTTAAAACACCTATCGATTATAGTATAACAGGCGATAACGTTGTATACTCTGAGTTGATTCCTGAATTTAGTGGTGTATTCCAAGTATTAGATGTAGAAAATATTTTTGAAGGTGGCAAATTTTATCAAGAATTAGGAATGGTAAGATCACGAGCACAAGAAGTTGAAGGCGAATCAGGAACGTTTATAACTTCAAATTCAGACTCTGCTGTAAACGATAATCCTTTAAATAGTGAAGAAGGCAATTCCGGTGAAAACGGACAAGATCCTAACACAGATCAACCTTGTAATTCTTTTGAGCAATTAGAAACTAAAATAGGTGATGCAATAGATAATGTAGCAAGTAACTTATTTCCTGATTTGAGCACAGTTGCAGGAGATGCAGTGATGTCACAAATACCATCAGTGACTGTTGCTGGAATAACATGGTCACCTTCTAAGAGCTTGTTTACTGCACCACCTCAGATAAAGGCCGAATTAGAAGTAGCGCAAGAGGCACTAGATCAAGCATTAGAAAATTCTCCAATTAAGCTTAGGGGATTAGTGTAAATGGCAGTTACAGTTTCAGACCAAGATAGAGCATTACTAAGACTTATAGCAGACGGCGAAGCTGTAAGAAGCAATCCTTATTGTAGTGTTTGGCCAGGACACGTAGAACCAGAACTTACATCTATGACTATATCTCAAGTCCAAGCTTATCAGCAAAATCGTTTAGATGCTGGTAGAAGATCAAGTGCATGTGGCAAGTATCAAATGCTTAAAGGAGTAGTAGAAGAGTGTACTGGATATTTAGGATGCGATCCTTTACGGACAGTATTTTCTCCAGATGTCCAAGATGCAATGATTATAAAGAGACTAGAGAAATTTCGTAGATACAATCAATGGAAAACAGGTAGTGTTAGTACAGGACAGTTTATGGTATTTTTAGCCGCTGAATTTGCTAGTATGCCTGTACCTTTTGATGTTCCTGCAGGTAGTGTTTATAGTGGACAGCCCAGACGTAATCTAAGAAAAGGTCAAAGTTTTTATGCAGGCGACGGCTTAAACAAAGCTAATCATGATCCTGATCATTTATATCAAGCACTTGAAGATATTAAAAATGGCGGAACTGGAGAAATAAAAGAAATAGATGTAACTACTTCTGGAGCTAATAGAGCACTACCTGTTAGTGGAGTAAGTGATAGAGCACAAGTAGAACGTGTAGCCGCAGGAGCAGGTGTTGGTGCATACAGGCAAACGAGAGCAGGAGAATATCCAATTAATAGTTTAGCACTGCCTGAGCCTAATAATCCTTATGTGTACGGAAGAATGGATCCACTAGATGACAGGTATGATTTTAGAACTGGCGAAAAGGTTAAAGATATATTAATTCATGGAATTAGTTCAGCAGCCGCTACACCAATTACTACAAGTTCTGTAGGAGCATCTGACACAGCTACAAATGCAGGCGTTGCTCCTGTAGAAGCACCGTCTGATCCTGATGCAGCAAATCCATCGGGACAAGAAACACTGCCTGATCTAGTTCCTAAAGATGTTCCAGATCCCCTTCCTACCGAAGCAGAAACTAATAAAGATGAGTCAGCACCAGGATTACCGTTCAGCGTAGACGATATCAAAGACGCAGTAAACAAAGGTATAGAAATTATTAGTAAGAAAATACCAGATTTTACTCCTTGTGTGGATTCTATATTAGATGGTGCCAGTCTTAGCAAAGAAGGCATTACAGATCAATTAACTAATGCTATAGATGATGCAGTAGGAGAAGCTACGCAGTTAGTGGAAAATGAAGCACAAAAAGCTATTGATGCAGCAAAGCAAGCATCAAAAAGTTGGGTAAACACAGGCGGAATATAATAAATGGCAAGAAATCCTAGAAGAGGTACTACATATACCCGCACAAGCAGAGATAGTTCTTTTGCTATTAAAGCAGGTGTTCCTTATGAAGCAATAATTGTTAATAATGTTGATGTAAACAACATGGGAACTTTAGAAGTAGAACTTTTGAAGTACACCCAAGGCGCTAACTTACCTCAAAAAACAGGCCAATTGGAAACTGTAAGATATCTAAGTCCATTTTATGGAGTAACTCCATCTGCAGGTGTGCAAAATAATGATGGTTATGAATTTACCCAGAAGAGTTATGGATTTTGGGCAGTTCCGCCTGATATAGGAACTAAGGTTCTTGTTATATTTGCAGAAGGTAATAAAAACTTTGGATATTGGATAGGATGCGTACAAGATGACTATATGAACTTTATGGTTCCTGATGGCCGTGCATCTACTACACTAACTACTGAAAATACTCCTGACAATCTTAGAGGAGTAAAATTACCAGTTGGAGAATATAATAAGAAAATTGAAACTGGGGATAAAGTAGATACAACACTTTTTAGTAAACCTTACAACAAAGACTTTACCCAAATTTTAGAAGTACAAGGATTGCTTCTAGATGAAGCTCGTGGTATTACAACAAGTAGTGCTAGACGTGATTTTCCTAGCATGGTTTTTGGATGGAGTACTCCTGGGCCTAAAGATAAAAGAAAAAATAATCCTAAATTTGATGTAGGATCTGTAGACAGAAAAGCAAATATTCCATACAACAGACTAGGCGGATCTAGTTTTGTAATGGATGATGGCGACGAAAGATTTGTCAGAGCTACTCACGCAGAAGATGGCCCTCCTGTATATGTAAACAAAGCAAACGGAGATGCAGGCGGCGACGAAACTATTCCTCAAAATGAATTACTTAGACTGAGAACTAGGACCGGACATCAAATACTCTTACACAATTCAGAAGACTTAATCTATATTACAAACAGTAGAGGAACTGCATGGGTAGAATTAACAAGTGATGGAAAAATAGATATTCATGCACAAGATAGTATTAGTGTTATGAGTAATCAAGATATTAATTTTACGGCTGAAAGAGATTTTAATATTGATGCTGGTAGAAACATTAATATGAGAGCACAAGCTAGATACAGTGATGGGCAAAAAACATATGACGGTATTGAATCAGGCAGAATACAAATAGAAAGCGCCTTTGATACAAATATCCTTGTAGGAAACAATTATAAAAGAAATGTTTTAGGTACTAGTCAGGTAAAAATAGATGATAGTAGTTATATCACAGTTGAAAATAATCAAGAAACAACTGCTGGTAATATATTTGATACCTCTAAAGGAACATTTAATCAAAAATCTGCACATTCATTTTATAGAGAAAGCGCAAGTAATATTAATGATTTGAGTGCAGGAAGTTATCTAAACAAAGCAGATGGCATAAATTTACATTCATTGTCTAATACAAAAATACTAAGTGTGTCAAATTTTGACACTATCACTCAAGGCGATCAGCATGCTACTGTTACAGGTGTTTTCGATGTGCAGGCAGATACACAACATTTTGATGCACAAAACGGCATTAATATGATAGGTGGAGCAGCAATCGCAGGCGATGCAGACAAAATATCTTGGAATACACAAAAAGCAGTTGCAGGTACAGCAGCTACTACAGCGTTAAGTGCTACATCAGCAACACTAGCTAAACCTGCAGAAGGTATTACACCATTACCGCAAATTGTTTTACCATATACTTTTCCTGGCGCACAAGATACTGTTCCGTATGAAAGTATACTTACAAGAGCTCCGCAACATGAACCGTATTTACACCACGAAAATTTAAATCCACTATCATTCAAGCCTGTTCAAACTGACAGGGAATCGCCAGGACAATTAATGCCATCAGATAGAATTTTGACCCCAGATACATTTACTAAAACAAAGTCAAATAGAGAACTATCTACTCCTATTTACGGCTCAGCAGGAAGCAGCAGTTACGGAACTACAGGAGATGATGTAATCATAAACGGCGAAGTTGTTCCACCAGAAAATATACCAGGTGCAGCAGAACTTAGATCTATTCCAAATTTTGAGCTTGATAGAGAAAGGTCTACAGATAATTATTGTAATAGATTCTTTAAGGGAGACGGTCCCCTTGGTACAATTACTACTAAAAAACGTGGACTTACAGCACAAGTTGCTGAAATTTGGGTGCCAAACTTCCAAGGATTTATTGATGCATTAGAAGATAGTGGTTATACTATCAAAACATTACTAGGATACTGTAAAAGAAATATTGGTAGATCTAGTAATTGGAGTACTCATGCAAGTGGTGCAGCAATAGATATTAATCCTCCTAATCCTGTTCAAAGAGGAATTCCAAATGGATTGTTTAGCCCAAGGCCTGCAGATGCACCAATTACTGATATGCCAGAAGGTACAGGAGATCTTGCTAAATCGTTTGGATTGGGCTGGGGCGGCGCTTGGACTAGCATCGATGATGCAATGCATTTTAGTGTAGCAGCAAACGAAGGCGGCAATTATAGGATTGTCCCAGGTATTATTCCACAAGGTCCTAGCACTGACCAACAAATTCACGATGAAGGTGACCCGAGAGGATCTGACTATTATACAGCTCCTTCTAAAGAAATTTCAGAAGAAGAAGCACAAGAAGCACCAACTGAACCAGAAAATACAAACGATCCTGGCCCACAAAATGCAGACGGAACGTCTAATGTACAGTAGGTAAATACGTTATGAGTGAATTAGAACAAAATATTTACAAAAGGGTACAAGTTCCTAGTACAAACATCGAGCCAAAACCATCAAGGGCTTATAGAGGCTTCTATTCAGGCGATCCAAGTAAAGGGTTCAAGCGTTACGATTTTGAAATTATAAAGCAAGACCTAATCAATCATTTCCATATTCGCCAAGGAGAGAAATTAGGAGATCCAACTTTTGGATGTATTATATGGGACATTTTGTTTGAACCTTTTACTCCGGCATTAAAACGTGCCATTGTAGAAAATGTAACATTTATTATCAATTACGATCCAAGGATTAAAGCTGAAGAAGTGTACGTCGATACATATGAAAATGGCATACAGGTTATTGCAACAGTTACCTATAAAGATTATGCAGTAACAGAACAAATGCGTTTTAGTTTTGATCAAAATATTGGCTTAGTAAATTAAATACTCAGATAATTATCTCACATAAATACTCTATAATAAGGAATTAACGTATGTCTTCAAGTGATAGACAGTCAAAATTGCTAGTAGCAGAGGACTGGAAAAGAGTATACCAAAGCTTTAGAAATGCAGAATTTCAAAGCTATGATTTTGATAATCTTCGCAGAGCGATGATTAACTATTTGCGTCAGAACTATCCTGAAGATTTTAACGATTATATTGAATCTAGTGAATATCTTGCACTAATTGATATGATTGCTTTCCTTGGGCAAAATTTATCATTCCGTGTTGATTTAAATGCTAGAGAAAATTTTCTTGAAACAGCAGAACGCAGAGAAAGTGTGCTACGTCTTGCACGTATGCTATCGTATAATCCACGCAGAAATCAAGCAGCAAACGGATTGCTTAAAATTACATCTGTAAAAACCAGTGAGTCTGTTTTTGACAGTAACGGTTTAAATTTATCAAATACTGTTGTAAAATGGAATGATAATACAAATGCAAACTATTTTGAACAATTCACAAAAATTATAAATGCAGCATTGCCTGTATCTAATCAAATAGGAAATCCCCTTAAAGCATTAAATATAGAAGGTGTTTCAACCCAAAAATATAGATTTAATTCTATTAACACCGACTCTGCTATATTTCCTTTTACAAAAGTAATTGAAGGAAATAATGTAAAATTCGAAGTTGTAAGTTCAGATATAAACAACACAAGTATTGTTGAAGAACCACCATTGCCTGGAACAAGCCCAGCAATGTTGTTTAGAGATGACGGCCAAGGAGCAGGCTCTACAAATACAGGTTTCTTCATGTATATGAGGCAAGGAAATTTACAACAAGGTACATTTAATATAACAAGTCCTGTTCCTAATCAATTAGTTGCAATCGATGCAGCAAATATTAATGACACAGATGTTTGGTTATACAACATTGACACAAAGGGCACTGAAACAAATGCATGGACAAAATTAGATGCAGTTGAAGGAAACAACGTCATTTACAATAGTTTGTTTAATCAGGTTAGAAATATTTATTCAGTGCAAACTAGAGTAGGTGATAGAATCAATCTTGTATTCAGTGACGGTGTATTTGGCGATTTGCCCTCTGGCAATTTTAGAATTTACTACAGAACAAGTTTAAATAATTCTATTAATATTACACCAGGATCTATAGGTAATGTAAATTTAAGTGTTCCATATCAAAGCAAAAGCGGTGCACAAGAAACTTTAACAATTGGATTAAGATTACAGTACAATATTGCTAATGGTTCTAGATCTGAATCTAATGCTGAAATAAAACTTAATGCGCCTTCTACATATTACACACAAAACAGACTTGTTACAGGAGAAGATTATAATATTGGGCCTTTATCGGTCAGTCAGGATATTATTAAAACTAGGAGTGTAAACAGAATTTCAAGTGGCATAAGTAGATATTTTGATTTAAATGATCCTAGTGGAAAATATAGTACAACTAAACTTTATGCTGATGACGGAATAATATATAAAGAACTTTATAATACAAAACAAGATTTTCGTTTTAGCAGTCAAAGTGATATAGAAGGCATAATAGTTAACACTATACAAGGAATTGTTAGATCTAACAAATTACGAAATTTTTATCTAAGTGAATATCCTGATTTACTAGTTAACGATCTTAATGCTTCGTGGAGTAGTTTTACTACTGCAACAAATCGTGACATAGGAACTCTTGTAGATCAAGATAATACAGCAGTTGCAGTAGGAAGTTTTACAGCAAATAATTTACAAACAATTGTACCAGGATCACTTTTAAAATTTATTCCACCAGAAGGTTACCATTATATGGAAGATGGATCATTAATGGAAGGAGAAGCAGGTCATTCTGGCAGTTCAAATTATAAATGGACAAGAGTAGTTAGTGTGACAGATGACGGAACTACTATCGATTCTGCTACAAATCAAGGTGGCATTGTATTGAATGATTTAATACCATCTGGTAGTTTATTAGAAAAAGTTGTTCCTGTGTTTAATTTAGATTTTCCTAACGATCTCAAATATCAAATTATTGATCAAACTTTCGCTTATAAAGATTTTGCTTTGCGATATGACAGGGTACAATCGCAGTGGAAAGTTGTCCTTGCGGAAAATATTAATACCATAAGCAAATTTAGTTTAGGAAAAGCAGGAGACACTTCCGGTGAAAATCTTGATGCAAGTTGGCTATTATATTTTAAAACAGACGGCGAAAAATATACAATTACTAATAGAAATTTACGTTATGTATTTGAAAGTGATTCTGAAATGAAGTTCTTTTTTGATAGCTCTGATAAAATCTATGATTACAAGTCAGGAAAAATAGTAAGAGATAAAATTAGAATTTTAGATATCAATACACAACCTGATGATAACAATCCAATGTCTAGAAATTTTGATTGGAATATCACAGATGCTTTTAGAGATACTGAAGGATATATTGATAATAAAAAAATTCAAGTTGATTTTTATGATTTAGATGACGATGGATATATTGATGATCCTGATATGTTTAATCAGATTGTACAGCCTTTAATAAATCCTTCTAGTAAAATAATATTTTTAGAAAAATATACAACAAGCGATAATGTAGAAGAATTTAGATACTTTGATAATACAGATAACACAATAATTACAAAGACAAATTTAAGCCAAATAGGTGCATACAGTCAATATGATAATCCTAGACAAATTTTTTACTTGATTGAAGAAGATATTTTTGTACAAATTAATGCTTCTTTAAATAATCAAACTACAATTACAGATTATAAAGTCTTTGTAGGTAGAGATAATCTAAGATTTGAATACACACATGTAGCTGATTCAAATTATAGAATCGATCCCGCAGCAAGCAATATAATTGATACGTATTTGTTGACTAAAAGTTATGACACTAACATTAGACAATATTTAAATGGAGCTATTGAGTCATTACCTTTACCTCAAAGTAATGACGAATTATTTAGGAATTATGGATCCCAAATATCCAAGATCAAATCAATTAGTGATGAAGTAATTTACCATCCTGTAAAATATAAAATACTATTTGGCGAAAAAGCAAAAGAAGATTTACAAGTGATATTTAAAATTGTTAGAAATAAAGCGTTAGTTGTAAATGACAATGAATTAAAAGCTGATGTAGTAGAAGCAATTAATAGATTTTTTACAATTGAAAACTGGGATTTTGGAGAAACTTTTTACTTCCAAGAATTAGCTGCTTATATTATGAATCAATTAAGTCCTAAATTAGTAAGCATTGTAATTGTTCCTAGACAAGGCAATCAAAGTTTCGGTAGCTTATTTGAAATACGTTGCGAATTAGACGAAATATTCATTAGCGGCGCAGGAGTTTCAGATATAGAAATTATTGAAGAATTAACAGCTACACAACTTCAAACCACAGGTAATATAATTACTAGCTCTAATTCAACTACTGCGTCTCAAGTAACTAGTAGCCAGTCTACTAGTTCAGCACAAGCAGTAAATACTGGAAATATAATTGTTAATTCTAACCCAACTACAACTTATACAAGTTCGAGCGGATCAAACAGTTCAAACGGCGGAGGATATAGTTACTAATGGCTCTTAACGACAATCAAAATGAAAGTGCACTACCTACGCCAGATGATAATAAAAAGAAATCTATAAATTTTTTACCTAAATTTTTTAGAACAGAAGCTAATAGAAAATTTTTACAAGGAACACTAGACCAATTAATTTCAAATGGTGTAGCAGAGAAAATTGATGGCTACGTTGGAAGAAAATATAGTGAGTCGTTTGAAATAGGCGATAATTATGTCGAGGATATTTCTACGCAAAGAAATAATTATCAACTTGAACCTAGCATAGTTTTGAGAGACAACCTACAAAATGTAGATTTAGTTAAAGATTACAAAGATTTTGTAAACATAATAAAATACTTTGGCGGTAATATTGATAATCATGATTTACTTAACACAGTAAACAGCTATAGTTGGACACCTCATATAAATTGGGATACTTTTACTAATTTCAGAGAATATTACTGGTTGCCAAATGGCCCTATGACAGTGCCTGTAAGGGGACAGACTAGAGAAGTTACAAGCACATACACAGTTACACTAGAAGACCAAGGAGATAATTTTGCGTATGTTTTTAATGATGGATTTACCCGTAATCCAAAATTAAAATTATATAGAGGACAAACGTATAGATTTGAAATAGATACTCCGGGCCATCCAATTGCATTTGCAATAAGTAGATCATTTACTCCTGGAGTAGCTTTGTTAGTTGCAGGACAACAAGGAATTAGAGGCGATGGTCTTTTCGATGCAGAACTATACGGTAACGAATATGACATCGGCGAATTTGTTGTTTTACCTGAAGATGCAAGTTTTACTATAGAACCTGACGAAAACGTCTCAACATTGTATCCTGATGGTATTAGAAAATTTGACGAGGTTGGAAACGAAGTAGCAGTAGCTTTTGTAGAATCAGGTACAATAGAATTTACTATTCCATTCAATGCACCCGAAAGACTGTTTTATATCAGCCAAAATGATGTTAATACTAGTGGACAAATTAGAATATTTGATATCGAAGATAATACATTTTTGAATATTGAAGATGACGTTTTAGGAAAAAAACAATATACTTCTTCTAACGGTATTGAATTTACAAATGGATTGTGTATAAGATTCCAAGGAGATATATATCCTGAAAAATACACTACTGGTGACTGGTACATTGAAGGTGTAGGCGATAAAATTACACTAGTATCGAAGCAAAGTTTAACTATTCCATCTGCATACACAGAAGATATAGACGTTCCTTTCGACGCAGAAAACTTTGATGTTTTTCCTTTTGCAAGTGCTAATAATTATCCCTTACAAAAAGATTATATTACTATAAACAGATCGTCAGCTGATAAAAATCCTTGGAGTAGAAATAATAGATGGTTTCATAAAGATGTAGTTCTAAAAAGTTTTGAATATAATAATATTTCTGAAAATCTAGATGACAACTATCGTGCAGCTAGACCTATTATTGAATTTGACGCAGGCATAAAGTTATTTAATTTTGGAGTTTCTGCAAAACAAGATATTGATTTAATAGATAGATTTACAACAGATATTTTTTCTAAAATACAAGGACAACAAGGATATAGCGTCGACGGACAAAATTTAGAACAGGGCATGCGAGTTTTGTTCACTGAGGATAAAGATCCTTTAGTTTATGGTAAAATATTCACAGTAAATTTTGTTACAGTCAATAATGATAGACTTATACAACTTTTGGAGACAGAAGACACTGATCCTCTTGACCTAGAAACTGTATTTGTTACTAAAGGAAAAAAGTTTGCTGGTACAACATTCCATTTTCATGAAAATAAATGGATACAAGCTCAAACAAAAAATAAAATTAATCAACCTCCTTTATTTGATTTATGTTGTCCACAAGGAAATGCATATAACGATCCTACAGTTTTCAATAGTACAACTTTCAAAGGTACAAAAATATTTTCTTACAAGGAAGGAACAGGAACTAATGATCCTGAATTAGGATTTCCTTTATCCTATCGTAACATACAAAATTCAGGTGATATACTTTTTGAATTTAACTTATTGACAGATAGGTTTTCAATCCAAGATGAAGATACTTTAATAACAATAAAAACTGATACAGCGTTTTTGAGAAAATATAGAAGTAGAGAAACTTTTGCGTATGTAAATAGTTGGTCAACAACACCTACTAGATTTAAACAATATGTTGTTAGAGATATACAATATTCGCTTGGAAATAAAAATAATTTTAAAATTGATGTTTACAAAAATCCAGCAGATTTAGATGATCTTACTGTCCACGTCTACAAACGAGATTTATTACTAGCAAAAGGTAAAGATTATAATTTAGAATCTAGAGATAAAAACGTTTATATTAATTTAACAAATGATTTGCAAGAAGGCGAATTTATTACTGTTAAAACTCATAGTTCTGCAACTAAAAACGAAAATGGATATTATGAACTTCCTATTTCACTTGAGAGAAATCCATTAAATGAAGATATCAAAGAGTTTACATTAGGAGAAGTTTTTGATCATGTTAGAAGCATGATAGAAGACATAAACGATTTTGAAGGTATATACCCTGGTAACAATAATCTGAGAGATATAAAAAATATATCAAGATTTGGCAAAAGATTTGTCAAGCATGATGCAGGCTTAGCAAACGCAATTTACCATTTCACAAGTAAAGATTTTAATATTATTAAGGCTCTGCAATATTCTAAATCTAAATATATGGATTTCAAAAGAAATTTTGCAGATATGTCAGATAAGTTAGGTTTTGACGGCGAAGTAAATATACACTTTGATAAAATATTACAAGAATTAAACAAAGACAAAAATAAAACACGACCTTTTTATTTTAGCGATATGATTGCATATGGACCGAGCATTAGAAATACATATGCTGTAGTTGATAAAAATATAGACTACTATCCTTTAACTAATCCATTTTCTTTAGATAATCTATCTGAAAAATCAGTTTATATCTATCTAAACGGAACACAATTAGTTTATAAACGTGACTATACTTTTAATAATGAAGGATTTGTAATTGTTACAGCAGAAAAAAATGATGGCGATGTAATAGACATTTACGAATACAATTCTACTGACGGAAGTTTTATTCCGCCTACTCCATCTAAATTAGGTTTATATCCAACCTGGTATCCGCACATTACATTAGATGATACTTCTATGAATAGAGAAGTTTTATTATCAGCAGGTCCGTATAAAATTTATGCACAACCAGAAAAAGGAAAATATGCAAATAAACATGGATGGTTTTATCCAGTGTTTACAACTAAAAAGTCAGCAGAAGAATATTCCGTAGCAAATGATTCTAATGGTGTAATTGAAGAAATATTTTTTAGAGGATCTAATACAAAGTTTTACATGCCACAAGGTATAAGCACTTATGCAGGTAATGATAGTTTTGACTACGAAACTTATCCTATAGGTGTACCGTTTATAGTAGGACATGATGGTAGCCAAATTCTATGCTACCAAGATTATAAAGATGGCCTGCAATTAGAATTAGAAAAAAGAATTTATAACAACATTAAAGTAGACTATGATCAAAACACTATTGATGTATATAGTTTCTTAGGAAATGATTTCATAGGTTATAAAGTTCCTCAACAAATTCAAAATAACATAATGTTGAGAGACTTTACAGAATGGCAAACATTTGTGCAATTAGATTATGCTACAAATAATGCATACGATTTGAATAATTCTTTCACATTCAATTATAGTGCAGGAAACACAGAAAGAGGAGATAAACTTCCTGGCTTCTGGCGCAAAATTTATTTTAATGTCTTTAATACAGATAAACCTCATAGTCATCCGTGGCATATACAAGGTTATAATAATAAACCAGACTGGTGGGAAGAAGTTTATGGACCTGCTCCTTATACAAGTGATAATTTAATACTTTGGGATAATATAGAAAAAGGATTAATTGCTGATCCTAATAATTCGAGAATAGATAAAAAATATGCTAGACCCGGATTGCGTAATTTTATTCCAGTTGATGAAAAGGGGCATTTACTAGCGCCTCTAGAAGCAAATGTAGTACAAAATTTTAATCAGCGGGCTGCAAGCAAATCTTTTGAATTTGGCGACTATAGTCCTGTAGAGTCTGCATGGAGGAAGAGTTCTGATTTTCCTTTTGCTTGCATTCGTGCTATGCTGTTGTCAAATCCTGCAGATACATTTGCAAAAGCATTTGACGTTGCAAATATGACAATAAACATAGGAAATCAAAGGACGTATAAACATACAGGCAAATTTATAGAAAACAAAAATATAGTTTTTCCAAATACGTATGAAGAAACGCAAAGAAATTTGACAAGTGGCTTAGTAAATTATATCTATAATCTAGTTGCTAGTGATATTTTGTCTGTACACAGAACTTATGTCGAAGAAGTCAAAAAATTAGAAATTAATTTAAGTTTTAGACTTGCAGGTTTTTCAGACAAAGCAAAACTGAATCTAATTTTAGAAAGTAAATCTCCTAAGCATGATATAGGCACTTCAGGTGTGTTTGTTCCACAAGAAAATTATAACTTAGTTTTTAACACAAGTTCACCTGTAGAAAACTTTTTATATAGTGGAGTAATTGTAGAAAAAACACCAGGAGGATTCAAAATATCTGGATATAATCAAAATTATCCATTATTTAATTTCCTAAATCCTTTGGTTGGATCTACAAAATATTCTGTATCTGTAGGCGGAATAAGCGAAGAATTTTCATTATGGACTGAGCAAAAAGTTTTTAAGAAAGATTCAATTGTATTTCATTTAAATGCATACTATCGAGTCATTACAGATTTTACAAGTGGTAATACTTTTGATCAAGAATTTTTAGCAAAACTTCCTAACTTACCTAGTGTAGGCGGCAGAGTTGCTGAGTTTTATAAAAATTACGATACATACAAAATTAATCAGTTACCATACGGATCAATTCTACCTACTGTTCAAGAGGTTGTAGACTTTTTATTAGGATACGGAAAATACCTCGAAACACTAGGTTTTATTTTCGATGATGTAACAGATGAAATTGTAAATGATTGGACATCTGTTGCAAAAGAATTTATGTTTTGGACAACACAAGGCTGGTCTAATGGAACAGTAATTAGTTTAAGTCCTTCAGCAAATGAATTAAGATTCCGTACAAATTATCTTGTTGTAGACGATATATTCGACAAATTTTATGACAGTCATGTTATATCAAGTAACGGGGATATTTTAGAAAGAAACTTTGCTAGTTTACTGAGAGATGGTAATAGTTTTGGAATACAACTAATTGACACAGATTTAGGTTTGTATGGCGCAAACTTGCCCTTAGTGCAAAAAGAACACGTTGTTGTAATTGACAATACCACAATATTTAATGATGTGATTTATCATCCTGCTTCTGGATACAGGCAAAAAAGAATGAGAGTATCTGGATATCGTTCAGACGAATGGGATGGCAGTTTAAATATTCCTGGTTTCTTATATGACGATGCAGTAACAAAAGATTTCACACCATTCCAAGATTACAAAATAGGAAGTCTTATAAAATATAAGCAGTATTATTATGTTGCGACTGAAAACGTGTCAGGTTCTGCTGATATAAACTACAATCAGTGGTATAGATTATCAGAAAAGCCAGAACCTGACTTACTTACAAATTTTGATTATAGAATTAATCAATTTAATGATTATTATGATAATAATAGTGCAAGTTTTGACAATTCTTTACAAGAACTCGCCGAAAGATTTATTGGATTTCAAAAAAGAGAATATCTAAGTAATTTGATTGTAGATGATGTAAGCCAACTGAAATTCTACCAAGGTATGATCCAAGAAAAAGGTTCTCAAAATGCAATTACAAAACTTTTTGGTGCTCTAAGTTCTAGTGGAGAAGATAGCATTGACTTTTATGAAGAATGGGCAGTGCGCTCCGCTATGTACGGATCTACAGAAGATATTAAACAAATTGAAGTAGAATTATCCGACACTAAACTTACTGAAAGCCCGCAAGCGGTATTGTTTACAGATTCATTACCAACAAAAAACTTTGATAAAATTTATAGAATTTTACCTTCGGATTTAAAAGATAAGCCTAGCGATTATACAAGTCAGGTTTTTCCTGTTTTAGATAATACTATTGAATATGTCAAAAGTGTAGGATATGTAGACGAAGCTGATATAGATTTTAATGTTTCTGCTAAAGAAGATCTTGCTTTAGGAAATGTAAATGTATTCAAACTTGGCGGATACATACACCTGACTAATCAAATAAATGAAAATTGGACGGTGTATCAACACGAAAATCTAAATTTGACAGCTCTAAGCTTGACAGAAGCTACAGCTCTAAATCCTGAAGGCAAATTAATTTATACACTAGAAGTAGATAAGTGGTTAGATTCTTATGTGAAAGTAGGAGATTTTATCGCTGTAAGAGGCGCCCAATCTTACAATCTCAATGGATTTTACGAAATATATGAAATACAAAATCAATTAGCATTTATTGTTGTACCAACTGTAAATGACATAATTGGTTTTGCAGATGAAAAACTTACTGTAACAACACTAAGGGAAGTAAGGACAAATAATCTATCAAATGTCAATGCTATTGTAAATGAAAAAATATATGATAATCAGAAAATTTGGGTAGATAATTATTCTAATAATAATTGGTCAGTACTGCAAAACAAAAAAGTATATAATTTATTAGACCAGTATGATAATCCATCCGAATGGGATAGCACTAGACAAGATTTTACAGGGTCAATGGCTGCAACAGCAGACAACAATAATTTCTTTGTAGCTGCTAGTGGCGACGAAAGCGGCAAGGTATTTGTCTACAAAAGAAGTAAAGAAACTGCAAGGCTACAACTTACACAAGAACTAGACCTTAGAGAAGCAAATGATATTATTGATTCTCATGATCAATTTGGTTATTCTATAGATGTAAGCGAAGATGGAGAATATTTAGTTGTAGGTGTCCCGCATGCATCAGGGGTCAAAACACAATTCAAAGGTACTTTTGATCCAGACACTACGTATTCAAAAAATCAGATTGTAAAATACAGAGAGTCATTTTGGAAAGCTAACAAAAAAATAGAACCGCAAATTTCTACACAACCTTACTCTACTTTTGATAGCTATGTTAACCTTGTAAACCAAGAAGATACTGACAGTACAACTTTAAAATTATTACTGTCAGGAAACTTTGGATTGCCTACTTCAAATATAGACCATTTGTTAATTAGAGCACCTATTGATATGTATTTAGGCACTACTGGCAGGATTAATGATGAAGTAGGTACAGGCGATAGAATTAATTTATACTGGAACAGAAAAAGTTATGCATATCCTACCCAAGATATTTATATTCCATTTGACGGCCAAATTCCAAGTATAACGCCAGAGTTTTTATCGCAAGAGCACGAAATAGTAGCAAAAATAGATGCAGTTCTTTTTGTTGAGACTTTTGTTAGTTTGCCTAGTGTAGGTGATCAAATAGAAACAGATACAGGTAGCGGTATTGTGTATTATATTGCAATATACAGAGACAGTGCTGTAATTTATCTCAAAGATATAAACGGTGTAATGGCTGTAACAGACGAACTGTATGTAAGTGCTACAAAAAACTTTGTAGGTTTTTATACACAAGAATCTACATTTGCAACATCAGACGCTGTAGGTGGATTTTGGTATATAGATACTGGATTTACTTATAGCAATAATGGTAGATATTCTGATATAGGACGAGGATTAGTTTATGCAGATGTTAAACCTGCAGATAGTGAACGTCCTTTAAACATTTACTCTAATATTCAAGACACTGTTTCTATTGTAGGAAACTTTGTAAATGAGAATAATCGTTCTAGCTTTATGACCCATTTGTCTTATACAGGAGATCCGGATGGAATTGAAGCACCGCAGCCTAGTAATTTATGGGTTGTGAGAATAGGAAAATCATTCCAAGAAGATATCGCATCAAATAACTTCTTTGTAGGAAAGGGTGATCCTGCAAACGAATCATTATTGTTTAATTTTTATGATTTAGATAATTCACCAGTTACACTTAATGGCTCGGGATTTGATATACAGCAATTAAATCAATCACATCAAATTTATGATATTTGGGATGGGTATATTGACTTTGAGTACACAGAATTTGATTTCGAGGGAAATCCTTTTAGAATACAAGTTGGCGATATTATTGAAGATGTACAATTTCCACGAGACGGTCAGGGCGGCTTAGCCCTTACAAGCACAACTACTTCTTCAGCTGAGATAGTTTTTGCTCAACAACAGTTTAATAATGTAAGAGTATATGTAAAAGTTATAAGCGGATCATGGACACAATTGTCTAATATAGGTAGATTCCAAATACGTAGAACAGCAAGAGACGAATTAGATGTAGACCGTGTAGTAGGAACTATCGAAGATGTAAACAATAATATTATTTTAGGAAGTGCTGTAATTGGAGATTTATTAGTTTTTGAAAATCAGTCAGGAAACTTTGATGTTGTAGATAATCCAGCAGTGCTAGATGCAGAATATTATTTCTATAGAGAGAATTTTGAAAGTGGTATTGCAAGACTACCTAATCATCCTACAAAACTAAACAAAGATTATACACAAGTTTACAATATCCAAGGAGATGCAAGAGGAACTTCTAGCGGTTATGCTAATGAAGGTGTAGTTGCAATATTTAGAAGACAAGAGAACGGTGCATATGATTATGATAAACTTCTTGTTAGCCAGTACAATAGTGCTGAAAGATATTTTGGTGACGAAGTAAAAATAAAAAAACAAGATAAACTATATACGCTGTTAGTAGGATCTAGAGGAGACTTAGATAAAGAAACAAGATTCGATCCTGGTTCAATAGAAATATTCTACCATGGTACTGAAGAAGTAGATAGATTCAGAGGCAATTATCAACTTACCCAGTATAATGCAGGCGATATAGTTGTCTATCAGGATAATTATTACCGTGCAAATAAAGACTCAGACGAATCTGCTACACAGTCAATTACCAACCCAGTAAACTGGGATAATATTAGTTGGCGCTATGGAGTCGATCCTGCATATAGAGGAAATTGGGACAATACTTATGGTTATCAACAAGGTTCTATTGTATTAAAAGACAATGCGTTTTACGAAGCATCTACTAATGTAGCAGCAGGCGTAGAGTTTAATACGGTTTTCTGGAGATTAGTTACTAACGAATTTGATTATGTAGGTTACTTGCCAAATCTTACAGGTAACAACTTTTATGGTGAAGATGTATATGATCCAGAAACAAATATCCTAGAGTTCAGCAAAAAATTTGATGCAAATCAGAACGGTCAAGTTTTAGCAGTCATTGCAGAACTTACTAAATCTGATAGCACAAAGTCTAAAAATCTTGTAATTTATAGAAAAGAAGACAGTAAGTACAAACTCTACGAAATTATAGAAGCACCAAACGAAATTGAAGACTGGGGCAATGAGATAAGTGTTAAACCTGATGGCTTACAAATTGCTGTATCAGCTCCAAAGACTACAGTCAACAGATTAAATCAAGGTGCTGTTTACATTTATACTCAAAGTGCTGGTAGTTTTTCTGATAACGTTCAAATTATAACAAGCCCTACTAAAGAACTTTCTGAATTATTTGGATATAAAGTAGATATTACAAATGATAATTTAGTAATAACAAGTCTTAATGGAGATCAAAAAAATCCAACTACGTTTGATAGTCAAAAAACTACATTTGATTTAGGATTTACTGAATTTTCTAATACAAGTATAGATGCAGGAATGGTATATGTATATGAAAATATTGAAGGTGAATATACATATAGCGAGAATTTTAGATTTGAAGATTCAACATATGAATTTGGCAAAAATTTATTAGCAAACAACAATCATGTTTATGTCGGTATTCCTTTCTATGCAGAACAGGATATAAAGGGTGTATTTTTAGATTATCGAAAGCCGAAAAATACTTTTGCCTGGAATATATATAAAAACATTAGTCCACCTGTCAATTTAGATTTGATAGAAGGTGCTTTCCTTTATAATAAAAAAGAAAATAAAATAGTTAGTTATGTAGATTATATTGATCCTTTGCAGGGCAAGATAGCAGGTCCTGCTGAACAAGATGTTACATTTAAAACATTTTTTGATCCTGCATACTATAACGTAGGTGTAATTGGGTCATCAAACGTAGATACAAAACAGGCTTGGTTAGATAATCATGTAGGACAAGTTTGGTGGGATCTAAGCACGGCAAGATTTGTTTATCCTTACCAAGGTAGTATAAACTATCAAAAAAATAATTGGAACTTACTTACAGAAGGTGCAACAATTGATGTATACGAATGGGTAGAAAGTAATATACTTCCTAGCAGATGGTCTGCATTAGCTGACACAGATAAAGGGACACCGCAAGGTATTTCAGGAGAGCCGTTATACGGAGATGGAAAATATAGTGCCAAATTAATTTATGATGACTTGTCTCAATCATTCACTACACGTTATTATTTCTGGGTGAAAAATAAGAAAACAATACCGTCTATAAAAAATAGAAATCTTAGTGTTTATGATATTGCACAATTAATTAGCCGTCCTAGAGAAAATAATTATAGGTATATTTCATTTGTAGGTACAGACAGGATAATTCTAAATAATTTTGATAATCTAGTATCTAGTAATGATATTGTTCTCAACATAAAATATAAGCAAAAACCGTCATTGGATTCTAATCTACACAAGCAATACAAACTTATTGCAGACGGTGATCCTACATCTGAAATACCGGAAGACTTAGACCGCAAGTGGCATGATAGCTTAATTGGTTTTGACACTAATGGTAGGAATGTTCCTGATTCATCATTACCTATACCACAAAAATATGGTATTTTGAATAGACCAAGACAAAGTATGTTTGTTAATCGCATAGAAGCACTAAAGCAGTCTATAGAACGAATTAATTTAATTTTCAAAGATAATTTAATCACAGACGATTTTGATATAAGTGAATTAAATAGATTTGATAATTTACCTACAGAAAAAACAAATGAATATGATTTACAAATAGATACGTTTGAAGAGTTACAATATGTAAGTACAAACAAATTATCTCAAGCTATACTCAAACCTATTGTGTTAAATGGACGAGTGGTAAGAGTTGATATAGAACAAACAGGACGTGGATATAAAACACCGCCCACTTTTGAATTAAGAGGTAAAGGCTCAGGTGCAGAAATTGAGTTATCTATTGATAACTTAGGTAGAGTTACTTCTGCAAATATAATTCAACAAGGATCAGGATATGACAATACAACTTCAATCTTTGTTAGACGCTTCAGTGTTTTAGTTGCGTCTGACAGCACAAGTATAAATTATTGGACAATTTATGGCTATAATGAAATTAGTAAAACTTGGTTTAGAAGACAATCTCAATCTTTTGATGTAAGACGCTATTGGAATTACATTGATTGGTATGCAAACGGTTACAATCAATTTACACAGGTTGATTATGAAATTGATCAAAGCTACCAATTAAAAGCTCTAAATCCACGTTTTGGATCTATAGTAAAAATAAAAGACATAGGATCTTCTGGATGGTTATTATTAGAAAGAATTGGTACAAGTGGTGCAGAAGATTATACATCAGATTATAAGACTATAGGCAGACAAAACGGTACAATTGAATTAAATGATTCTTTATATAATATCAATTCTAATGCGTCAGGTTATGATAATAGAAGTTTTGATAATGGAATTTATGATAATAATCCTGCAATAGAATTAAGGATAATTTTAGAATGTATAAGAGATAATATTTTTATTAATGATTTATCTGTAGAATACAATCAATTATTTTTTAGTTCATTGAGATACATTTTTGCAGAGCAAAAAAATGTTGATTGGATGTTCAAGAGTAGTTTTATAAAAATTAATCACAAACTAGGTGCACTTACACAGGATAGAACATTCGAACAAGATAATAAAGAATATTTTGAAGAATATGTAAAAGAAGTTAAACCGTATAAAACTAATATTAGAGAGTTTGTATCTAGTGTCGATTATACTCAACCTACAAATTCAGTTGTGACAGATTTTGATTTGCCACCGCAATACAACGATCAGTTTGGTAATATACAACCAATTAGCACCCAAGTGCTCGACGGGATTGTAAAATCTAATGTAGCTGATGCTGTGAACATTTATCCTAGAAAGCACTTCTTTGATAATTTAGGATTTAGTATTGATGAAATAATAGTCAAAGATGGAGGTTCTGGTTATACATTGCCGCCAAAAGTAGTCATAGGCGATGGTAATACAACTGCAACTGCACAAGCGTTTTTAGGTTATGGCAGAGTTACAAAAATACAAGTCTTGAATCCTGGACAAGGATTTATTAGTCCTCCTACTATAACAATTGAAGGATCACAAAATGAAACTGGAACTCAGGCAAAAGCATATGCAAGACTTACAAAAGGGGTTGTAAGAACACCTACAGTAAAAATTAAGTTTGATAGAACTGTCGGAGAATTCACTTTAGAAAATCTTGATGTTACAGAAACATTCACTGCAACAAATATAGACACAGTTTACGATTTAGAATGGCCAGTAAACGTAGAAGTAGATAAAATTAAGATTTTTGTAAACGATGAAGAGCAGTTGAGAAGCAAATATACTGTAACAAATGTTGAAGTTAGTGAAGGCAGTTATACATACAAACATGGTAGAATTACATTCACTAATCCATTTAACGCTGTATCAACTATTAGAGTAGAATATTATAAGTCTATTGAACTGTTAGACGCAGCAGACAGAATAAATTTTGCCTACAATCCTACAGGAAATATGTTTGGTAAAAAACTAAACCAATTAATGACAGGAATAGACTACGGCGGAGTTGAAGTAAGAAGTTTTGATTTCGGTGGCCCAAGCGGATGGGATAGTCAACCATGGTTTACTGATTCTTGGGATTCATACGAAAATACATTTGAAGATGAAGTTTTCTATAGTGACGGATCAACTATTGCAGTTGAACTAACCCAAGCATTAGAAGATGGTGTAGTTTATAATTTATACAAAAATGGTGTGAGAATAGATGATCCTAATTTTGATGAAGGTGATCCTGCTAATCCATTTGCAGTAGTTAACAGTGTTACTGGCGATGGACAACAGACAATAATCAATACACAAGATTTAGGAATTGAATTAAATGATGGTGACATATTCATTGTTAGAAAAATTACTAGTGATGGTAGTATTATCCCTGATTTAGCAAGTTATGATACTGCATTAGAAGGAGGCGATTTAGGTTATACTACTGCACAAGGTATTAATGCAGAAGAAATAATTACTGATGGTGATCTATTTGTGTCACCAACACAAGCAAAAACAGAAGAACTAGTGCCTGGTACAGTATATGATACTTTAGATATTAAGGTTCATACAAAAGAAAGCGGCGGGCAAGGTATTGTTTATTGTTTTAATTATGAAACAACAACTAGTGGTGATTACACACATATATTTAGACAATTACCTGGTTCGGCAGATAGCGTATTAGTAAAATATGATGGACAAATATTAAATGATACTCAATATACTATAGATTGGAGTGCAAAATCTGTCACAATTCCTGTAGAAGCTGACAAGCAATTATCTATAATTGTGCAAGAACAAAGCACTTCTGCAAGTATAAAATATTTAGGTGAAATTGTTTTGACAGGAGTGCTTTCACAGTTTGTGATTGATGAAGAATATAGCGAAGAAAAATCTATTTTTATAACAAAAAATGGACAGCCGGTAGAATATACTGCTTACAACTATGCGGATGATGTTGAAGGAGACAATAGATTTGCAGTCATACTTGAACAAGAAGCACAAGGCGGTGATGTTATTAATTACTCTGTATTTTCTAGTAACGAAGCAATTAGTTACAGCCAAGTAGTTACTGATCAATTTACAGGTAATGGTATAAACAATACGTTTACTCTACAAGGCACACCATTTTATGCACAACCTACTGAGCACAACGTAATTGTCCAAGTAGGACAAACTATACTTAATAGTGGATATAGTATAAACCATATTATACCGCAAAATAATCAACGTGAATACAGATTAGAGTCTTTCCAGCAACCTCCAGGATCATTGTCTGCAGATGGACTTAAGGTATTTTTGAATGGCCAAGAAATATTTACTCCTGAACAATGGCGCTTAGATATTGCAAATAGCGCAATTTTACTTAGTGATGAATACGGCGTACCAGGTGATAGTGTAGAAATTTACAATATTTCAGAAAGCGAATACACTATAGCAGGAACACAACTTGTACTTAATGATGTGCCAGCAGCGGACGAAAAGATATTTGTTTATCAGTATAGTAATCATGACTTAAAGGATATAGAAAAATCTCAATACGATGTTGTAAGACGTATGAATTTGATAAGTGACCAAGAAGTAAGATCTTATTTAAGATTGACAACAGGAGAACTTGAATTACGCAAGCCTGCACTAGATGCACAGTATGTTTGGGTAACAAAGAACGGCACACTTCTTACTCCTAGCGTTGATTATTATATCACAGACAATCGTAGGAAAGTTAGATTAACAGAATTACCAGACCAAAATGATGTTATTGAAGTAATACATTTTGCTGCCGATGTTAGTGTTGATGGCTTTAGTTATAGACAGTTTAAAGACATTCTTAATAGAACACACTTTAAAAGACTAGATGCAGCAGCAACGACTTTATTGCAAGATTTAGCATATGATGATTTACGTATAGAAGTAGTTGATGGAACAGATTTGCCGGAGCCAGATAAAGGCAAAAATCTTCCTGGTATATTGTTTGTAAATGGAGAACGTATAGAATATTTTGTCAAAGAAGGTAATACACTTAGACAATTACGCAGAGGAACTCTAGGAACAGGCGTTCCTAATGTGCATGCAACAGGAACTAAAGTTTATAACCAAAATAGAGATAAAACAATACCATATAGAGATACAAATTTGGTTTATAATGCCATTGCAGATGGATATACAAACACATTTGCAGTAAACTTTGATGTAACAGATAAAAATCAAGTCGAAGTGTTTGTTGGCGGAAGAAGACTGAATAAAAATACTATTGCTGTATACGATCCTACCAAAGCTCAAACAAGCCCGGACGGAGATGTAATAGTCACAGCTGAGTTTGATGTCGCAAATAACAGCTTAGTTTTAAATGAAATACCACAGGAACAAACTAGAGTTACAGTTATTAAAAAGCAAGGCCAAATTTGGAAAAAAGATAACGAAACACTAGGAACAGCACAAAATTCTATAGCACGATTCTTACGTGCAGGAACATATGAGCATCCTGAATAAATACAGTATAGGAAAACGGATAGTATGATGCAAGAAACTCATGGAATAATGGTGCAAGGTCATATAAAAATATTTGACCCAAAAACCAACGAAATTTATATAAACAAAAGAAATGCAATTCATTACGAAAATATGAGTATTGCATTGGCTGAAAGTCTTGCTAATGCAGGAGAAGGATTCATTTATGAAATGAGTTTTGGCAATGGTGGAACAAGTATTGATCCTACAGGTATCATTACCTATTTGACTCCTAATAGCACAGGAACAAATGCTAGTTTATATAATCAGACTTACAGCAAAGTGGTTGATGATAGAAGTGTAAACAATCTTGACCCTACTAGAAACAAAATAGAAACTAGGCATGTAAGCGGCACAAATTACACAGACATTTTAGTTACTTGTTTGTTAGACTACGGAGAGCCCAACGGCCAAGAAGCATTTGATACAGCATCGTCACAAAACAATGCTTACGTTTTTGATGAATTAGGATTGAGAAGTTACAGCGCAGACGGCACAGGTAGACTTATTACTCATGTAATTTTTCATCCAGTGCAAAAGAGTCTGAATAGACTAATACAGATAGATTATACTGTAAGAGTACAGAGTTTGACAGGATAATATAATGGCATATACGATTAATTATACTGACGTAGTAAATAAAGGCGCAATAATTGTTGAAGATGCCACGTTGAATAATGAAACTAGTTTGGTTTTACCAGGACGGAATGTAACGTCATATGGACAAGCAGTTTCTGAAAACTTTTTACATTTATTAGAAAATTTTGCAAATTCATCTGCACCTGAGCGTCCGGTAGAAGGGCAGCTTTGGTATGATACTTCGGAAGGTGTAAACCAGTTAAAAATTTATGATGGGACAACATGGGTAGCCAGCGGCGGCCTAAAAAAATCATCTACGCAGCCAGAAGTTTCTAATAGCACAGCAGGAGATGTATGGGTTAATACAGAATCGCAACAATTATACTTGTTTACAGGTTCTGGTTGGGTATTAGTTGGTCCAGAGTTTAGCGACGGTTTACTTACAGGCACGCAAAGCGAAGAAATAGTAGGCGACGATGATGTTACTTACACTGTATTAAGTATTAAGATTAAAGATAAGCCAGCTTTGATACTTACTGATCAATCGTTTATCCCAAAAACAACTATACCTGGTTTTAGAACAGGATTAAAAGCTGGCTTAAATATTACATCTAATCAGCTAGTGAACGAAGATTTAAAATATTACGGAACTTCGGAAAAAGCAGAAGCACTAGTTATAGGAAACCAAGTTATTCCTGCAGGAAACTTTTTAAGGGGTAATGCTTCTAGCCAATCTAATTTTGACTTAACAATTAAAAATAACGAAGGTATTACAATTGGTACAGGTAATCAATTAAAACTTTCTATAGAAAACGAAGCAGCTATTGTATCACAAAACATTGTAGGATCAAATATTGACTTTAGATTAAAAACATCCACTGCATTTCCTACAGTAGTACGTATAGACAGTGAAGGTTTTGTTGGTATTAATAATATAGGCCCTGAAGTAGAACTTGATGTAAAAGGTGATATCAAATTATCACCAAGAGATGGATTCCCCGATTCTGGTAGCTTAACGCTAGAAAACAATATTCCTAGTACAAGTATTAACTCCGGCTCAATAGTAACAGCAGGCGGCGTAGGAATTGCAGGTTCATTAAATGTAGGTGGTGATGTTGACATTGGCGGAGTTTTACTGTCAGGAAATATATCTCCAGACAGCTCCGGAACACGCAACATAGGTACAGCTAACAACAAATATGACCAAATTTTTGCAAATACATTTGTAGGAAACATCCAAGGTAACGTAAATGGCACAGTTACTGGCAGAGCAGGCTCTGCTGATAGACTAGTTAGTGCAACAACATTTGCAGTAGGTGGAGATGTAGAAACGAATACGATAGAGTTCGATGGACAAACAGGCGGAACTCTTAAACAATTTGATATTAGAATAGCAAACAGTTTTATTTCTAATAAAGAAACAATTTATGATGTTGACAACCAAGATGAAATTTTACTTAACAAAAGATCTGGTAACACAGGTGTATATAAAGTTAGTAAAAGAAATTTTCTAAAAACTATACCTCTAGTACCGGCAGGTGCAATTATGCCCTTCGGCGGCCAAGAAGCACCAGAAGGTTGGTTACTTTGTGATGGTTCGGAAGTTTTAAAATCAGATTATACAACACTGTTTAATGCTATAGGTTTCAATTTTAAAGACGCATCGTTACTTGCTGATCAAGGTGTCAACTCTTTTGCCTTACCGGATCTGCGTGGTAGGTTTGCAATGGGTACAGACAACATGGGAGGCATCTCAGCAAATAGAGTTACAGATATTGCAGCAGATGCAATTGGCGGTAATGCAGGTGCTGAAGCTAGAGGAATTGCTGCTGAAAATCTACCAGACCACGAACACGACATGGAAGCCCCTTCAGGTACCCAATATTATGGACTTAGAGTTGGTTCAGGAGAACCTGTTGATGAAGAAGCAATTACTTTCCAAATAGACCCCGGCACAGGCGGCACACAAGCTTATCCTGCAAGTGGTGGAGTGAAAACAGAATCTGAAGTTGGACAAGATTTGAATATAATGAATCCTTACTTAGCTGTCAATTATATAATTTATACTGGAACATAAAATGAGTTATCAACTTAACAAAACTGACGGAGCATTACTTACAGAATTAATAGACGGGCAAATTGATAATTCGTCTACAAATTTAGTTCTAGTAGGAAGAAATTATTCCGGGTATGGCGAATTTTTTAATGAAAATTTTATAAAACTTTTAGAAAATTTTGCAAATACTGCTGCTCCTAGTAATCCACTAGTAGGTCAGTTGTGGTACGATAAGAGTGCACAGCGTCTAAACGTATATGACGGAACAGCATGGAAAGCATCAGGCGGACCGTATGTACAAGATAGTCAACCGTCTATGGTTGCAGGCGATTTGTGGATAGATAATTTACGTAACCAATTGTATGCGTACGATGGTTCAGATTTAATTCTAGTAGGTCCACAATATACTGAAGCACAAGGTGTAAGCGGTTTCAAAATCGAAAGTATTTTAGATAGCCAATCTAGATCTAGGACCGTTGCTAGTTTATATATTGGCAACACTAGAGTTGCAATTTTAAGCTCGATAGCATTTACTCCGGTATATAGTCAACGAGTTTTAGAACTAGTTACAAATGATAATCCTAATGGTATAATATACGAAGGTATAAATGTAATTTCTCCAGATACGTTCAAGTTTTTCGGAACATCTAGCGGCGCTAATGCACTTATCACAGGCACAGGCCAAGTTCGTACAGCTGATCAATTTTTACCATCAGATGCTAACGGTGTAACAGTTGGAACATTAACAATACAAAATTCAGGTGGTTTAACAGTTGGCTTATCACAAAACCATGTACAAAAGGTTGTCGGACCAAGATATTATTTCGAAAATCAATTACTTGATCATGATATAAGTTTAAGAGTTAGAACAACACCGTCAGGAGCAATTATTGTTGATGCACTTTATATAGATGCATCAGAAGAAAAAATTGGTATATTTAACAATACTCCTCAGTACACTTTAGATGTTAACGGTGATCTTAGAGTAACAGGTGATTTGGTCGTAGAAGGTGATACTACAACTATAGAAACTTCTACACTAGTAGTAGAAGATAAAAACATAGAAATAGCACATGTCAATGGCGGAACTTATGGAAATAACGCTGCTGTCGACGACGGCGGCCTAACACTATTATCTAGTGATGGTAATAAAACTTTAACATGGAAAACTTCTACAAATTCATGGACTGCAAACACAAATTTTGATATTACAAGCACAGCCGACAGTTACAAAATTGGAGGTGTGGCTAAAGTTTTAAATGATAGACTAGGATCTAGTGTAATTTATGCTACTGGTCTTGTTAGAGTTGGCACATTAGAATATCTCAATGTTGATAATATTGCAATGGATGGCAATACTTTACAAAGTACAACAACATTGAATATTACTTCAGGAAACGTTGATGTCGATGGCAGGGGAATATTAATCACAGGCACAGGAGATATCCATGTTACTGATAGTCAAAAAATAACAGGATTAGCAGATCCAACTGAAAACCAAGATGCTGCTACAAAATATTATGTTGACAACGTTGTTGCTACTGAACCTATTGTCTTTTCTATGGATATCACAGGTTTAGGCACTGGTGCAACTTTATATGATAATGTAATTGTATTTTTGAATGATCTTTATCCTGCTGTACTAGAAAATAACGGCAAAGTAGCAAGAATACATGCTACTTCGTATGCAGGCGCAACAGTTAGCGGAATTTCTATTACTGTTGCAGAAAATAACACAGGTGTTTTGCAAAAATCTTATGAACAGGTAGACTATGCTGATGGTAGCCAAGGACCTGTCGTTAGAGATATTGTTGCAAACGCAACAGCGTCTGGTAGTGCTGTTTTAACACCATCTAGACAACTATTAACTTTCTCATCTGACGGAGTAAGTTGGAACTTTGTAAGTGATACAGCGTATCCTTAAAATTGAATAAATAAGTATAATAGATACTTTAGGGGCTTGAACAAATGGCATATCAAATTGATAGATATAATAATACTGTTTTAACCATAGTTGAAGATGGTACAGTAGACCAAACTACCGATCTTAAGTTTATTGGTAAAAACTATGCCGGATACGGTGAAATACAAAATGAAAACTTTTTGTATTTGTTAGAAAATTTCAGCGGGGCAAACGAACCAGGAAGGCCATTAAGTGGCCAAGTTTGGTTTGATAGTGGCAATGCTAAGTTAAAATTCTACGACGGTAATCAGTGGCGCACTACAGGAGGTGCAGAAGTTGCTGTAACAGAACCTACCGGATTAACTGACGGTGATTTTTGGTGGGATACTACAAATGACCAACTTTATGTTTTCAATGGCACAGCTTTCATACTAATAGGTCCACAAAATGCTGGAGAAGGTGTTACACAAATGCAGAGTAGAGAAGTGTTGGATAATGGTGGCACTTCAAGAAGTATTATTGCTGCGACTGTAAATGACGAAGTAGTAATGATTGTAAGTCCAAGCCCTTTTACACTTGACAGCATTACAAATCCAATTACAGGTTTTGACTTTATAAACAGAGGTGTAACCCTAATTAATTCTAGCACAGGTGAAACTTCAACAACACACCGTTTTTGGGGAACAGCTTCTGATGCCGACAAGCTAGAAGGCACTCCTAAAGAAGATTTTGTTTTGAAGTCTAACCCAAATTTTACTTCAGCAGTTTCATTCCCTGATGCAGGAATACAAATAGGAGATTCGCAAGATCTTAGATTATTTGTAGAAAATGGTGTTGAAGGTGTAATATCCAATACAACTGGATTAAATAGCAAAATTAAATTTAAAGCAACAAACACAAACGGCACTGCTATCCATGTTGCAACTGTCACTTCAACTGGAATGATTCCAGGCCAAAATGATTTTTATGATCTAGGCAGCGCATCATTAGTATGGAACGATGTCTATGCAACTAACTTCATAGGTACAGCATCAAAAGCAACTACACTAGCAGACGGCAGCGGCAACTTCAGACAAGGTAGAGTAAACACTTCTAATAATACTGTTGTGAT